TAAGTACTTATTACCTTTAAGTAATTATATAAAAATAAGGTATAACCTTATGAAGCTTAAGGTAGGAGCATTATGTATCTCTTAATGTATATACGTAGGAAGGAAAAACAGAATTTCAAGTACCCTGAGGTAATTTTTTCTGTCGTTCCAATCAAGATAAGGCTTGACTCCAAGAAGCCTAAGGATATAACTAGCAAATGAAATACTTCGCAGACGACGATGTGCTCACAAACTTCTACAATGCCCTTGCAGACAAGGATGAAGGTAGACTTAAGAGGGTTCACATACCCCGATCTGATGTGTTCTACGTTCGTGAGGCCATCTTCCAGAGGACTGGGGAAAGATACTCCCTAGACAGGATTGAGAGAGCCATGTACCTAGAGGGTCACCTGAAGAAGAGTGACGTTTTTGAGCCAGATCGTAAGAGAGAGTGGGAATAATGCCCAGTGAAAAAGACCCCAGACTGGCCAGAGCAGGTGTTGCAGGCTTCAATAAACCCAAGAGAACCCCAGATCACCCCAAGAAGTCACACATTGTGGTAGCAAAAGAGGGTGATAAGGTCAAAACCATCAGGTTTGGTGAGCAGGGTGCCAGTACTGCAGGTGCTCCCAAGGCTGGTGAGGCTGACAAAATGAAGAAAAAGAGAGCCTCCTTCAAGGCAAGACACGCCAAGAACATTGCAAAGGGCAAAATGTCTGCTGCGTACTGGGCAGATAAAGAAAAATGGTAGAAAAAACAAGGAATTACAAGTCAGAGTACGCTAACTATCACGCGAAGCCCGAACAGCGGGAGCGTAACAATGCTCGTAAACGTGCTCGTTATGACTTGGAGAAAAAAGGTGTAGTGTCTAAGGGGGATGGTAAAGACGTGGATCATGTCAATGGCAAACCTAAAGACAATAGACCTAAAAACCTTCGTATAGTCACCAAGACTGCCAATCGGTCTTTCCCTAGAACAAAGACTGCAGCCAAGAAAAACCCAAAGGACTAAGACTATGGCATCATTTAAAGAGGCGTTTGCTAAGGCGCGTAAAGAACTTGGCGCAGGTAAGACTTTCACTTGGAATGGTAAATCTTACACGACTGATTATGCTGAAGAGGCTAAGAAAGCTGCCCCTAAGCCTAAGGCTCGTCCCGCCTCTGTGGAAGCTAATGCTCGTGAAGTAAAAGCAAAGACTGAGATGGCTAAGAAGGCTTCCATGAAGGAGGCTCTTAAAGCTACTTCTGGTACTGTTAAGCCCATTGCTGCCAGTGCTAGTGCCTCTGCCAAAGTAGATGTGCGTCCCGGTGCTAAGGCTGCTTCTGTTGCAGAATCTCGTAAGGGTATGACTGAGGCTGAGCGTCGTGCTGACCGTAGAGCCAAGGATGCTGCTGCTACTGCTGCAAGAACTGCTGCAAGAAAGAAGCCTGAAGAGAGTGCAAAGCTTAAGCGTCTTCGGGAAGAGCTTGCAATGCAGAAGGATCGTAGCGCAGTGAAGCGTGGTATGACCCTCCGTGAGCGTAGTGGTTCGTAATCATGCCTCTTACCGCCAAAGGTAAAAAGATCAAGGCTGCTATGCAGAAAGAGTACGGTAAGAAGGCCGGAGAAAAGGTCTTCTACGCCACCGCACAGCGCAGCGAGCAAGGCTCTTTAGAGAACAAGGGCACCATTAAGGGTGTCACCAAACCCCGGAGGAAAGACAAATGATGTACGGCAAGTCAGGCGGCGGTAAAGAAATGAAAAAAGGTATGGCTATGGGTGGTATGCCCATGGTCAACAAGGGTGGCAAGAAGGTTCCTGCATTTGCTGCAGATGGCATTGGTAAGATGGCCAAAGGTGGTATGACCAAGAAGGGCTACAATAAGGGCGGAATGGCCAATTGTGGTGCTTCGATGAAACCTGCTCAAGGTAAGGACAAATAATCATGGCTAAGAAACCTGCACCCAAATTCACCCCCTGCAAGTCTTGCCCTGCACCAGCCAAGTGTAAGGCAATGGGTTCCTGCATGGCCAAGAAGAAGTCTAAGTAATGGCAGAAGTTAGGGCAATCTCTCACGTAATTGCGTGTACAACTGCAGCGACCCATGTCCTGTATAGCTGTCCGCTCAATTGCAGGTCAAAGATTCCCCTAGTTTTCTTTACCAATGCTGGTGGAACAAACACAGTCTCACTGAAGTGGTACAGAAAAGCTGACAATGCTACATACTACATCATTGGTGGTAAGAATATGAGTACAGGGGAGTTTGTACAACTCTCACAGAGCTACATTGTGCTGGACCCTGAGGATCGTCTAGAGATTGTCTTGGGGTCTAGTGGTGTTGTGGATGCACTCTGCACTGCAGAAGAACTCTTTACTGCCAATACGACAAGGCCACAGTCATGACATCTAAAGTTAATCAAGCAGGCAATTACACCAAGCCCACCATGCGTAAGCAACTCTTCAATAGCATTAAGGCTGGTAGTAAGGGTGGTGCTCCGGGTCAGTGGTCTGCAAGAAAAGCGCAGATGTTGGCTAAGCAGTATAAGGCCAAGGGTGGGGGGTATAAAGATTGAAAGCCCCTCAGAAAAGCCTCAAGAAGTGGACTCAAGAAGAGTGGGGCACTAAGTCTGGCAAGCCCTCTACTCAGGGTTCAAAAGCTACTGGTGAACGGTATCTGCCTAAGAAAGCCAGAGAAGCCCTCTCCAGTGAAGAATATGCCCGTACCAGTGCGAAGAAAAGAGAAGACACCAAGAAAGGGAAGCAGTTCTCCAAGCAGCCCGAAAGTGTTGCAAAGAAAACAGCGAGGTTCCGCAAATGACTAAACAGCTTACCGAGATGCAGCAGAAGTTCCTTGATGTCCTCTTCGAAGAGGCTCGGGGTGACTACGTCAAGGCCAAGAAGCTGGCTGGCTACAGCGACACATACTCCACCAAGCACATCGTTGAGTCCATTGAGGATGAGATTGCAGAACTCACCAAGAAGTTCATTACTCGTGTTGGTGTGAAGGCTGCATTCAGCATGTACGAAGTGATTGTTGACCCCACTGCACTCGGCAACAAAGAGAAGATGGCTGCAGCTAAGGATTTGCTGGATCGTGGTGGCTTCAAGGCCAAGGATGAAGTCAAGGTGGAGTCTGATATCCCACTCTTTATTCTCCCATCTAAGAAAAGTGATTGACAGTTTGTGTCGTTGATAGTATAAGTAACTCATGCCAAAAATCAAAACAGAATGGAAACTCCCAAAACCCATCGACCACGGTGACCACTTCGAGTGGAAGCCTGTTGTCAGAAGCGGCAGGATCATGCCCTTCGGGTACAGAGAAGACCCCAACGACCCTGATGTACTGCTCCCTATCCCAGAAGAGCTAGAACTCCTTGAGCAAGCAAAGAAGCACCTCAAGAAGTACTCCTACAGAGCAGTTGCAGCTTGGTTGAGTGAGCAGAGTGGTAGACCCATCTCTCACGTAGGTCTGTATAAGAGGATTAAGCTTGAGTACAAACGTAAGACAGACGCTGCAAACCAACGCTTCTTTGCCGAGAAGTACAAAGCGGCCCTCGAAAAAGCCGAAAGACTTGAAGCAAAAATCGGTGGAAGTGCAGTCAGAACCAGTGGTAATAGTGCCAGCGGAGAGCAAAACCTACGCACAAGCGATTCCAGCGAAGTTTGATGTTGAGAAGGCTAGGGAAGTTATCTTCCAACCCAACCCCGGACCTCAGACAGAGTTCTTGTCTGCAGATGAGCAAGAGGTTCTCTATGGTGGTGCAGCGGGTGGTGGTAAGTCCTACGCCATGTTGGCAGACCCAGTACGATATTTGAATAACGAACATGCCAAGATGCTCTTGGTACGTAAGTCTACAGAAGAACTTCGAGAACTGGTTTCTGTTTCAAAGATGTTGTACCCCAGAGCCATTCCGGGGATTAAGTTTTTAGAAAGAGACAAGACTTGGGTAGCACCGTCTGGAGCAACACTCTGGATGAGCTACCTTGACGCAGATGATGACGTTACTCGCTATCAGGGTCAGGCATACAACTGGATTGGTTTCGACGAACTTACTCAGTGGTCTAGCCCCTACGCTTGGAACTACATGCGTTCTCGTCTCAGAACAACTCGTGATAGCGGTCTAAAGCTGTATCAGAGAGCTACAACCAACCCCGGAGGGGCAGGACATCACTGGGTTAAAAAAGCCTTCATTGATCCCTCACCTCCCGGTAAAGCTTTCTGGGCTATTGACCCCGAGACAGGTGAAACCCTCCAGTGGCCCAAGGGTCATTCTCGTGAAGGTGAGCCTCTCTTCCAAAGACGTTTCATTCCTGCAACCCTCTTCGATAACCCGTATCTAGCCGAAGACGGTATGTACGAAGCCAACCTCTTGTCTCTTCCTGAGCACCAGAGGAAGCAGCTTCTAGAGGGTAACTGGGACACTGCAGAGGGTGCTGCCTTCCCAGAGTTTAATCGTAAGCTTCACGTTATTGACCCGTTTGAAATCCCCACAAGCTGGCCAAGGTTTCGTGCTGCTGACTACGGCTACAGTTCCTATACGGGTGTTCTTTGGTTTGCTGTGGCTCCTGACGAGCAGTTGATTGTGTACCGTGAGTTGTACGTCTCCAAGGTTCTTGCAGAAGATTTGGCAGAGAGAGTTCTTGAAGAAGAGTCTGGGGAAAAGATGCGCTACGGTGTTCTTGACTCCTCCCTCTGGCACAAGCGTGGGGATACTGGTCCTAGCATTGCTGAACGCATGATCCTCAAAGGATGCCGCTGGCGTCCTGCAGACAGGAGTAAGGGTTCTCGTATTGCAGGTAAGAACGAAATCCACAGACGTTTGCAGCACGATACTTACACAGATGCACCCAGAATGGTTATCTTTAATACCTGTAAGAACCTGATCTCTCAACTGCCATCTCTTCCCCTAGATAAGTCTAACCCAGAAGATGTGGACACTAAGGCAGAAGATCACTTGTACGATGCCCTGAGATACGGGGTTATGACTCGCCCAAGAAGTGGTCTATTCGATCTGGACCCTAACTCTGGCAGGACTGGCTTTCAGATCGCTGACAGTACCTTCGGCTACTAACACAAATTGGAAATGAGAATGGAAGAAGACAACATCTCCCCCGATAGCATTAAGATGCTTGCAGTCGAGGATACCTCTGGCGACACGAACACTGATAAAAAAGCAGGTACGATTGTCTCCTACGTGGAAGAGCGTTTCTCTAAGGCTGAGACTGCGAGAGAGACGGAGGAGCAGCGTTGGATTATGGCCTACCGCAATTACCGTGGTTTGTATGGCCCTGATGTCAAATTTACTGACACCGAGAAGTCCAGAGTTTTTGTGAAAGTTACTAAAACTAAAGTGCTTGCTGCCTTTGGGCAGATGACCGAGGTGCTCTTCGGTGGTAATAAGTTTCCTATCACTATTGATCCTACTACGCTCCCTGAGGGTGTGGTAGATACAGTCCACATTGAGACTAACGACGAAGTGAAGAAGGCAGAGAAGGCTGCTGGTATTGAGCCTCTGCTTCCCGGCGAGACCATGCAGGACTACCGTGAGCGTCTTGGTGGACTCAAGAAAGAGCTTGAGCCTATCGAAGAAGTTCGTCCCGGCCCCGGCATGACTCCCTCTCAGATTACCTTTGAGCCTGCTATGATTGCAGCCAAAAAGATGGAAAAGAAAATCCACGACCAGCTTGAAGAGTCTCATGCCTCTAAGCACCTGCGGTCTACTGCCTTTGAGTGTGCTTTGTTTGGTACTGGCGTAATGAAGGGTCCGTTTGCGGTGGATAAAGAGTATCCTCGCTGGAACGATGAGGGCACTTACGATCCTGTGATTAAGACTGTTCCCATGGTCTCCAACGTGTCTATCTGGAACTTCTACCCGGACCCAGATGCCAACAATATGGAAGAGTCTGAGTTTGCCATTGAGCGTCACAAGATGTCTCGCAGTGATCTCCGTAAGCTTGCTACCCGTCCCTACTTCCGTAAGAATGAAATTGAAGCTGCAATCAAAGCTGGCCCCAACTACATCAAAGAGTGGTGGGAACAGGTTATGGAAGATGATGCCCAACAGCCCAGCACAGAGCGTTACGAAGTTCTGGAGTTCTGGGGCAATGTAGACAAAGACATCCTTGAGAATCACAACGTAACTATCCCTTCTGAACTCAAGAACAAGCCTCAAGTCTCAGTCAATATCTGGGTCTGCAATGGCAGAGTTCTTCGTCTCGTGATGAACCCCTTTACGCCCACGATCATCCCCTTCTACGTTGTGCCCTATGAGATCAATCCCTATTCGATGTGGGGCGTTGGTGTTGCAGAGAATATGGATGACACTCAGACCCTGATGAACGGGTTCATGCGTATGGCAGTAGACAACGCTGCTCTGAGTGGCAACCTGATTATTGAAGTAGACGAAACAAACCTTGTCCCCGGTCAAGACCTGAGTGTGTACCCCGGTAAAGTCTTCCGGCGTCAGGGTGGTGCTCCGGGTCAGGCTATCTTCGGTACAAAATTCCCCAACGTCTCCAACGAAAATATGCAGATGTTTGATAAAGCCAGAGTATTGGCCGATGAATCCACTGGTTTCCCGTCGTTTGCCCATGGTCAGACTGGTGTGAGTGGTGTTGGTCGTACAGCCTCTGGCATCTCCATGCTGATGTCTGCCGCTAACGGTTCTATCCGTACTGTGGTCAAGAACATTGATGACTACCTGCTTGCACCTCTGGGTAAAGCACTGTTTAGCTTCAACATGCAGTTTGACTTTGACCCTGAGATCAAGGGTGACTTGGAAGTCAAGGCTGCTGGTACTGAATCCCTGATGGCCAACGAAGTTCGTTCGCAGCGTCTGATGCAGTTCCTTGGTGTTGTCCAGAACCCTGTCCTCGCCCCGTTTGCTCGTATGGATTACATCGTCCGTGAGATTGCTAAGTCTATGGACCTTGATCCTGACAAGGTTGCAAACTCTATGCAACGTGCAGCCATCCAAGCTGAAATCCTCAAGAGCTTCCAAGCAACTCAGCCCCCTGCACCTCAGGCCCCTCAACCGGGACAACCTCCTGCAGGAGTTCAGGCTCAAGATACGACAGGCTCTGGTGGAGGTAACATGGGTACTGGCTCTGTCCCCACTCCGGGTGAGCAAGGTTTTAGCGCAAACACTGGTGAGGGCCAGCAGTGAACCTGAAGCCTTTCGTCAACAACAAAGAACTCTGGACTGACTTTCAGCAAGAGTTGAACAACAGAATCCAAGGTTGCTACAAGAAGCTCGAACAAGTCACAGACCCTGTGGATGTCTACCGGACTCAAGGGGAGATTCAAGCCCTAAAGAACCTGATGAAACTCCGTGACAAGGTGAATGCAGAATGAGACTCAAGGACCAAACAGAAGAAGCTTTTGCAGAAGACTTTGGAACCTTTCCTGACACTGGTGAAGCCCCTAAGGGTAAAGGTTACATTGAGCTTCTTGTAGACAATATTGTGGGTCTTGATAACGAGTATGAATCTTTTGGGGAAGCCTTCGGTAAGTCCTTCAATGAGGATGAACTTGGTACCCTAAAGAACATGGCTCTTAGTGCCTACGAGGGTGCCAAGGAGTTTGTCACAAGCCCTATTGAGACGACAAAAGATGTTGCTACAGAAATTTCCGATAGCGTTTCCAGACTTGGTGCAGAGAGCCTTGATGGAAGAATCAAGCGGATGTATGGTGTAGGCTATCAGGATGCTACTGAGGAGCAGGTCACTAAAGCACGAGAGGCTGTCATTGGTGATGCAATCACTGCTTCCTCTTTGGTCCCTGCTGCCAAGGGTGCGACTGCAGTAGCTAAGGCTGCTATTCCCGGTAAAGTTCAGGCCGATGTTGTAGGCCAGATGCGGTCTCTGATTGATGGTGACAAAGAGTTTAGAACTGAATCTAAGAATCCTCCTATCGGCTTGAGTGCAGACGTTACGGGTTCCCCCTATAAACCAAAGATGTTCAGTTCTGGTGAGGTTGCAGTTAGACCCGGAACCTACTCTGTTGCAGAGTTTTATAGCCCGACCGTTGAAACCCTACGAAACACGGAGTTTCCTTCTAAAGGATACAAGGGTAGCGAACTACTGAAACTTCTGCGAGACAAAACTCCCGGTGTCCGTAAGGCAGAGTTGGACTCAATAAACTTGGGTATTAACGACATGAAGCGTTACACCAAGGAGGAAATCTTAAAACTAGCAGAAAAAAATTCGTACAAAGTCACTGCAGAGGTTGTCGATAACGACACCAATAATTTGATTCAAAGACAGGTTTTAGACAACCCTAGCCTTGAAGACACCACTATCAAAATTAATGCAATCCCTAACTCTTCAGAGAATCCCTCTTTCCTCCCTTCTCACGGGTTTACTCACTACGACCCAGAAACTATTGCACACACACGTATGTCTTTACGGCAAGATAAGGATGGAAACGAGTATATGCTCATTGAAGAGTTGCAGTCTGATCTTCTCCAGAAGAAGGCTGTTAACCCTCGCGGTGAAATTACTCTGGATGAGGCTTACAAAGAACTTACGGACATTCGTAGCAAAGAGATTCTTGAAAATGAAGTAGTAGGTCCAGTCTATCAAGAGTACAAAGGTTATTTTGATGGGCTTTTTAAGGTCTCCGCAGAACAGTCACGTATCCAAAAAATAAAAGAATCCGGGTTAGATGTCCCTAAAGAAGATTTGGAAAAACTCGATACCCTTATAGAAGAAGTTAAAGCACTGGGAGATGAAGTATACAAAGGTGGTGCAAAAAAGGGCGTATCAGAGCTTTCTGCAATGATGCAGCAAGACGGTTACGATGCAGGGTTTCTTATTGAACGCCGCAAGAAGCCTGTAGGCAAAGCCCCTGTAGATGATGACGCAGACACAGTGCGTATTGCTCTTCAAGCAGCTATGGCAAAGGCACAAGACTCCTATGCAACCTCCTTAGTTATTCCTAATTTGGAGAGAATTGTAACCTCAGGAAGAGCAAGACCCGGAACACTTAGTTATGACAGGTTTATGAAGCCCGGAAGCGGTTTTCAAAAGACTTATGTTTCTGGTGTAAACAAGTTTGTAAAGCAGCTTGTGGCAGAGTATGGGGATAGGGTACGGGTTGAAAGTATTGAACTTCCTTATTCACTAAAAAAAGTTGGTGGAAAAGAAGTCCCTAATACTGCAATTAAGATTGACTTTAGTGGCATCAAGGATGTCGATTTCCGCGTAGGAAGATTTGCCGAAGGTGGCATGGTAGAGGACGACCAAATGAATAGACTGATGCAAGAAGGTGGCATGGCTGATGACGGAATGAGCCGTGAGCCTGTCACTGGTAACGAAATCCCTCCGGGTTCCTTGGCTTCGGAAGTGCGAGATGACATTCCTGCCCAACTCTCTGAGGGTGAGTATGTTGTCCCTGCAGACGTGTTGCGCTACTACGGTGTGCGGTTCTTCGAAGACCTTCGTGCTCAGGCTAAGCAAGGCATGATGGAGATGGAGTCTGATGGTCGTATTGGTGGTACCCCCGTAGACGCTCAGGGAGTGCCCGCAGGAGAGATGGACGAAGAGCTTACCCCTGAAGAAGAGCAGATGCTCATGGAGGCCCTAGGAGGCTCTAGAACTGCGCCTACGGGTATGGCTTACGGTGGTATGACTGAGCAGCCTATCTCCACTCCGTACCAAGATCAAGCTACCATGTACCAAATGCCTACGGGTATGCAAGAGGGTGGTATGGCTTTTGACCGCACTAAATTTACTCTGGGTGATGACACTTCCTCCGGTATTGAAGCAAGACGCTACATCAACCCAACGACCAAAGAAGAGCGCACTGTGAACTTCTTGAATGGTATTCCGCTTGGGATTATCCCAGAGGGTTTTGTCCCTTGGACCAAAGAGCTTGCAGATCAACCTAAACCCGGAACAGAGACTGGTACTACTACTGGTACCCCTGAGGTTAAGACTGAACGTGATGACAGAGGAAGGGACAGAGATCAAACCCCCACTACTGGCGAAGGTTCTATGGGTTGGGCAAAAGAAAATTACGATGCTATCACAGCAAACCCGTTTGACTTTGGCATGAAAGCTCTCACTGGTGCAAGCGAAAACAAACTTGGTATTGTTGGTAAAACCGCTATTGGAGGTGTCTTCAACGACGCAGGTAAAATATCTGCTCTCGCGGATGCTAACGCTGCACTGAGCAGACTCGACCCAAACAGTGCAGAAGCAAAAGCACTCGCGGAAGGTATTGAGACTCTTGCAGACAGTCTGTCTAGCCCTGCAGTATCTCTTGCTTATCAAGCTGGTTTTGTAGGTTCTGGCAAACAACGTATTAAACAGCTTGAAGCTTATACACCTACCAAAACATCCACTACCTCTACTGCTGCACCCACAACGTCTACGGCAGGTGCTGGGCGTAGTATCCCCGGAGGTACTAATCCTAGTGGTGGCGTAACCAGATCAGGAGGGAGAGATCAACAGGATACTTCAGGCACTTCTGCAGGAACTTCTCCGGGCAGATCAGATAGAGACCAACAAGGTACTTCAGGCACTTCTGCAGGAACTTCTCCGGGCAGATCAGATAGAGACCAACAAGGTACTTCAGGCACTTCTGCAGGAACTTCTCCGGGGAGAGCAGATAGGGATCAACAGGGTATTTCAGGCGGCTCAAATGCAACCCGTCGTGCAGAGGGTGGTCTGGTCACTAAACCCAAGAAAACTACCAGAGACAAAAAAGGTCTTGCCTCCTAACCAAGACTATGCTATACAAACAATAAGGCTACCCAGCCAAGGCTGGCCCCAACATAAAGGATAAAGAATGTCTGTAACTAAAGTCTACGTTGATTCCTCATTCAGCAGCCGTAACCGTAAACGTATTGAGGATGAAGAAAAAGAACTTGAAGAGCTTATCAATAGAACAAAGGCCCCAGAAGAAGAGCCTAAGGAAGAAGTGGAGGTCAAGACCCAAGAGGTTGAGCCTGAACCTAACGACCCGGAAGAGAAGTCTTTTAAGAAACGCTATGGTGATCTGCGTAGACACCTTTCTGAAAAAGAAAAAGAGTGGGAAGCAAAGTTCGAGGAGTTGAAGAACTCTGTGACACCCAGTGCACGTATTTTGCCCCCTAAGTCTGATGAAGACATTGCAGCATGGGCAAGTAAGTACCCTGATGTTGCCTCTATTGTTGAAACGATTGCAACTAAGAAGGCGGAAGAAAAGCTCTCTCAGTACAAAAACAAGTTTGATGAGTACGAAAAGATGTCTGTTGAGGCTGTGCGGAGTAAAGCCCTTGATGCCATCCGAGTGTCTCACCCTGACTTTGATGCTCTCCGTAAGTCTGACGAGTTCCACAATTGGGCAGAAGAACAACCCAAGTGGGTTCAGGATGCTCTCTATGAGAACGAAGAAGATGCCCGTGCAGTGATCCGTGTTATTGACTTGTACAAAGTTGATAAGGGTTTAACCCCCTCGGCCCTCAAGGCAAAGAACAAAGAAGCTGCATCCCTCGTTCCGACCAAGACCAAAGCCAATGTAGACTTTGATAAGGACGGCGAGAAGATTTACGAATCCCGTGTTGCTAAGATGAACATGGATGAATACGCCAAGAACGAGAACAAGATCATGGAAGCTATCCGTAAGGGTAATTTTGTGTACGATCTCTCTGGTGGTGCAAGATAGTTCTTGACAAGTAAGGACTTCTTCATATAACTACCTCAAATAGCTGTGGCCTCTCAGTGACACCCATGGCTATTTGTTCAGGAGTTTAATTTTGCTTGTTAGTGGTAGGGATACTAGATTCAGTAGCTTGTGGTGGAAAGAGAGGTTTTCTGACGAAGACCTTGCACTCTTCTCTAAGCTAAAGAACCTTGTCACAAAAGCAAGACTCAGGACAAAAGAATTTGACCCAGATGTTGATTGGGAGTACCTTTTTGACATTTGGTGCAATCAAAACGGCAAGTGTATTTATAGCGGATTGCCCCTCTCTATAGAGATTAACCACCCGCATACTATCTCGCTTGATCGGAAAGACAGCAAGCAAGGATACGTCAAAGGCAACCTGCAGTTGGTGTCTGCTTCTGTGAACCGCATGAAACAAGAATTTTCAGAAGAATTTTTCTTGTCTCTCTGCGAGAAGATAACGAATAACAAATCTGAGATTACCCAAGAGTAAGGGCCTCAAGAAGCTGATCCCTTCTTTGACACCCCAAATGCAATTGGCCTCTTAAGGTGGTTATATCGTTTTGCACGAAAGTGCTCAACAAATAGCCATGCAAAGGAGATATACTATGGCTTTTCAAACTGCTCCGGGCTACGGCTCGCTTCCTAATGGAAATTTTTCTTCGGTCATCTACTCGAAGAAAGTTCAACTCGCTCTCCGTAAAGCAACTGTGGTTGGTGACATCACTAACTCGGATTACTTCGGTGAAATCTCGGCTCAGGGTGATACCGTCCGTATCATCAAAGAACCGGAAATCTCGGTCTCGGCCTATGCTCGTGGCACCCAGATTCAAGCTCAAGACCTCGACGACGAAGACTTCTCGCTGGTTATCGACAAGGCCAACTACTTCGCCTTCAAAGTTGATGACATCGAAGAAGCTCACTCGCACGTCAACTTCATGGACCTTGCTACCAACCGTGCGGCTTACCGCTTGGCTGACCAGCATGACCAAGAAGTTCTGGGCTACCTGTCGGGCTACAAGCAGACCGCTCTCCATGCTAATGCTGGTGCAGTGAATGACGTTGTGAATGGCACCAAAGCTATCACCACGGCTGGCTCGGACGAACTGCTGACTTCGATGAAGCTCATCAAGTCCTCGTTCGGTAACATCACCACGGCTTCGGCTGGCGACCACTCGATTCCGGTTGCTGCTCGTCTTCCGGGTGCTACTGCTCTCCCGACCGAATACGTCTCGCCCGTTATGCTGATTAACCGCATGGGCCGTCTGCTCGACCAGCAGAATGTGGACAAGACTGGCCGTTGGTTGGTGATTGACCCCGTGATGATGGAAGTCCTGATGGACGAAGACTCGCGCTTCCTGAACGCCGACTTCGGTGACTCGGGTGCTCTGCGTAATGGTCTGGTCCTGACGAACTGGAACGGCTTCCGCGTCTACGTGTCGAACAACCTGCCGCAAGTCGGTACGGGTTCCTCGACCACGGGTGTTGCCAACCAGAACTCGAATTACGGTGTGATCGTTGCTGGTCATGACTCGGCTGTGGCTACCGCTGAGCAGATCAACAAGACCGAGACCTACCGTGACCCGGACTCGTTCGCTGACATCGTGCGTGGTATGCACCTGTACGGTCGTAAGATTCTGCGCCCGGAAGCTATCACCACTGCGAAGTACAACCTCGCCTAATATAGACCCTAGGGTATCCCTCTGTGGGGTACCCTTAACCGCCATAGGAAAGGACACTTAAATGGCTACTGTTACCACTCTCGCGGGCGGGTCTGTTGATGGCTTCACCGCTGGGCGTATGCCCTACTTCAAAGAAGTCTTGGTTGACTTCGCTGCTGCTGCTACTGCCAAAGGCTCGGCTCTGGCTGCTGCTGACGTGATCGAAGCTATCTCGGTCCCCACCAATACCATGATCCTGAATGCTGGCTTCGAGGTTATCACCGTTGCTGGTGGTGAGTCGAATGACACCTCTCTGGACCTCGGCACTGGTGTGGACGCTGACGTTTTCGTTGACGGTTTTGACCTTGATGCTGCTGCTGCTGGCGCTTATGGTCAGAACGCTGCTGCCTTCCAGCCCCTCGTGGTTGGTGCTACTGCTGACACCATCGACCTGACGATTGCTACCGCTACGACTGCCCCGACCTCGGGTGTGGTTCGTGTGTTTGCAGTTCTGATGGACATTGATGCACGTAAGACCGCTGCAGAAGTTGACCGCGACACTCTCGCCTAATTAAAGACTTGAGGGGACTGCTTAGGTGGTCCCCTTCACCCCAAGGAGAAACTGATGGCCATTACGACAGCAATGTGTGCAAGCTTTAAACAAGAACTTCTTGGCGGCACCCACGACCTTGATACCGATACCCTCAAGATGGCCTTGATTAAGGCATCCCCGGCTGGCACTTATGGTGCTGCTACGACGAATTATTCTGATGTCACTGGCAACTCTGATGAGGCCTCTGGCACTAACTACACGGCTGGTGGCCAGACTCTTGACGGGGCTACGATCTCTCTCAGTGGGACCACTGCCATTGTAGACTTTACTGATGAAGTCTTTGCTGATGTTACTGTGTCTGCATCCGGCTGTATCATTTACAATAGCTCCAAATCCAATAAAGCAATCTGTGTGATCGACTTTGGTGGTACCGTGAGTGCTACCGCTGGTGACCTGACAATCCAATTCCCTACTGCTGACGCATCTAACGCTATTATCCGTATCGCCTAAAAGGACACAAGATGTCTTTCTACGACTCCTCAGACGCTATATATGGGGTCGGTAGGTACGGCTCAGCCCGATATGGTGTTGTTGAACCTAGTGTCACTTTAGTAGGTGTTAGTGCTACAGGTTTTGTTCGGGAGCCACACCTTAACGGTTTTGAAATTGACATTACTGAAAAGGTTTATGGGGCTGCTACTGCTACTGGTACTATTGGTGGCCTGAATGTAAATCTGGTTGAGAGACTCAACAGTACCTCTGCAAGCCTTTCTGTTGGAACTGTTGTACCTCGTGTCACTGTCTTTGCAGGCTCTGTTCACGCAAATGGTTCTATCAACACTGTCCAAGTAAATGTTTCTGAAGTTCTTGATTCTGTCTCTGCAACCTTTACTGTCAATGCAGCAGGGCTGAACATCAGGTCTGTCAACAGGGTTCCCGTTCTTGGTGTAGCTGCAACGGGTGAAGTTGGTGACACTCAGGAACATGTACGCGAATACATTACTTCGGTAAGTGCTACTGCTTCTGTCTCTCCAACCAAGCAAAACCTCAAGAAGGCCGTTACGGGCGTATCTGCAGAGGGCTTTGTCGAGACTATCACTCACAGCAACCTGACGAGAGTCTCTTCTGTTGGACTGTCTGCGAGTATCGGTTCTCCTAAGGAGAATATCGTTGATCGTGTCGTTGGTAATCAAGTTACCTCTTCTGTTGGGAGCTTTACTTTTGCCAACTCCACAAGGCTCACTAGTGCAGGTTTGACAGGGTTTGTGGGCAGTACAACAGAGACAGCAGAAACTTTTGACTTTTTTGCAGTCAGAGAACTGTATAGCAAGAGACGCACCATACTGGTTTCGAAAGCAGCATGATGTCTACACCAGAAGAAAGAACTTGCAGAGTACCACAAGAAGACCGAATTGTCTTTTTAGAAACAAGGGACTTGAACAGGACTGTCAGAATTCCGCAAGAAGACAGGGTTATTATTTTGGGTGATAGAAGAACAACATCTGCTGACAGAACAGTCTACGCAACTGAGGATTAAAGATGAGTTTTAGATGGCCAAACAAAGACCCTGATGAGACTCTGGACTACAGCGTAGATTGGTCTAGGTTCATGGGTACTGGGGTTACTGTCGTCTCTGTACAGTGGTATGTGAAGACAACAGCGTACACAACAAAGACCCTGCTTCTATCAGGTCAAACACTGGCTACGGCTTCCAGCGGTGCAAGCACAGACACTATTCAGAATGTCTCTCAGACCCACACAAGCACTGTCGCTACTATCAATATTGGTGGTGGTACAAACAACGAAGAATACACCTTCTACTGTAGAATGACAGACAGTTCTGGCTCTACTGCTGAGCGGGCCATCAAACTCCGTCTGAAGGAAAGATAATGGCCTACAACTTTATTGGTTTGGTGAACGACGTAAACAGAAGGGTCAATGAGGTTGAACTCAGTGATTCTAACTTTGCATCTGCTATTGGGTTCTACAGTTCTGCAAAAGACTCTGTGAATGCTGCGCTCCGCTACATCAACCAGAGTGCATACGAGTGGCCCTTCAATCATGTAGAGCAAGAAGACACTCTGTCTGCTGGGGACATTCGTTACGGACTTCCTTCAGACTCAAAAACTACAGACTTTGATTCTTTTCGTATTAAGAGAAATTCTACTTTTGGGAATGAAAGTAAGAAACTCCGTTTGATTTCTTACGAAGAGTATCTTGACAAATATGTTGATGATGAGTACAATACCTCCAACACTGGTATTAGGGCAATCCCACACTACGTCTTCAGAACCCCTAGTCAGCAGTATGGTGTCTACCCTGCTCCAGACAAGAGCTACGAACTGGTGTATGAGTACTACAGACTGCCTGTTGACTTGATTAGTGCTGCTGATGTGCCTTCTGTCCCTGAACAGTTTCGGTATGTTATCCTTGATGGTGCTATGCACTACGCGTACTACTTTAGAGGCAACACACAGGATGCAACCCTTCACTTCCAGAAGTTTGAGGAAGGTATTAAGGATATGCGCTCTCTGTATATCAATCGCTATGACTATATCCGTGACACTCGGGTCCAGAGGAATTATTACTGATGCCTACAGCTTGGGAAACCTTCCCGGTTGAATTTCGTGGGGGGTTGATTACAAACATCTCTCCCCTGCAGCAGGGTATTACTATCCCCGGATCAGCCAGACGACTGACTAACTTTGAACCTTCTATTGAGGGTGGTTACAGACGCATTGAGGGTTTCAACAAGTTTGATACTGCTACTGTCCCTGTGTATGGGGAGCCTGTTGTTCAAGGAAGCGGTCAGACAGGTACAACTCTTGTTATCGCAAACATCTACACAGAACCTCAGGCTGGGGACACCCTCACGATTTCTGGGGTAACAGGCACGTACACGATTGCTACGGCTGGGGTTAGTTACAGCGCCACCAATAAGACTGCAACACTGACCCTGACGACCAGTCTAGCTAGTTCTCCTGCCGATAAGGCTGCAGTGACATTTGCCAACAGAACAGACACTCTGATTGAGGCCCTGATCTACTTCAGACAGAAAGCCATTGTCTATCGCGGCAGTGATCTTTGGGAGTCAGACGGCACTGGCTTTGACAAGATCAATAAACCCTCCTACGGCACAGTGTTGGTCAATGGCGGCTCTCAGACTGGTACCAGCTTGGTGGTTGATGGCCTCACTGGCACACCCCAGCAGGGAGATACCTTCAGTGTGGCTGGCATTGAGAAGGTGTATACGATTACTTCTGCAGTGACTGTGACATCTGGTGGTGCTACTCTCACCATCTCCCCTGCTTTGGCAACTTCCCCTGCTGACAATGCTGTTATCACTTTTCTCTCGTGTGACCGATCTGGCGGGGGTAAGCACAGATTTACCCGTTACAATTTCTTGAATGCAAGCAGACTGGTTGTGGTGGACGGCAGTAACTACCCCTTTAAGTACGATGGCACCACTTTCACAGAACTCACAAATGCCCCTTCGGATGTACTTGGTGCAGCTTACGTAGTAGATTTCAAAAACCAAATCTTCTTCGCCAAGGGTAACAGTCTTACTTTTACTGCTCCCTACACAGACGATAATTTTTCTGTCGCTGATGGTGCAGGCGTCATTACTGTACCTCACTCCATTACGGGCTTGATTGTATTCAGAGAACAGCTTATCGTTTTCAGCACCAATGCAATTCATCGTCTGGTTGGTAACACTGTTGCAGACTTTCAACTCCAGCCCATCTCTCAAGACATTGGGTGTGTGCGGACGGACACTATTCAAGAAGTCGGTGGTGATGTTGTTTTCCTTGGGCCTGACGGTCTGAGACTACTGAGTGCAACTGATCGTATTGGTGACTTTGGGTTTGCTGTTGCTTCTAGGCCGATTCAGTCCGAAGTCAAAGAGTTCGTCTCCTCCAATACCAGTTTTTGCTCTTGTGTTATTAGGTCGAAGAACCAGTACAGAATTTTTGGATATGCTGCTTCAAGAAAACTTGACAGTTCTGCAGGCATCCTTGGAGTTCAGTTTGCAGACCAGACGGCTCAAGGGATGGCTTGGGCAGAGACTCGTGGTATCTTTGCGTATGTTGCAGACAGCATCTACTCCTCGCTCGACTCTGAAGAAGTCATCCTGTTTGCCCACAAAGATGGCTACGTGTACCGAATGGAGTCTGGGAACAGCTTTGATGGTGCCTCCATCCTTGCCCTCTTCTACACCCCGTACTTTCCTGTAACAGACCCAAGGCTGAGAAAGACTTTCTACAAACTGACCACCTACTTGGACCCCTCAGGTTCTGTCACAGGCAGTGTTACTCAGAAATTAGATTTTGACGCAACAGAAGTAATACAACCCCCTCCTTTTGAGGTCACAAACCAAGCTACGACAGTTTCTTTCTACGGAAGCTCAACCTACGGTACTGGCCTTTTTGGTGGGAAACTTAAATACGTGTTCAACACACAACTTGTGGGCGCAGGGTTTACCACCAGTTTGCAATACACTTTTGAGGGAACAGACCCACCTTTCTCTCTTGATGCACTCACACTTGAGTTCTTAAACAACGATAGGCAGTAAGAACATGACAGGCTACACCCGTAACGACACCTCCAACAACATTGCTGATGGCAACATCATTAATGCTTCTGACCTCGACGGTGAGTTTGACGCGATTCAGACTGCCTTCGATGTTTCTACAGGCCACTCTCACGATGGTACGGTGGGCGAGGGTGCTCCCATTGAAGTCGTTGGTCCTACTCAGGATGTCGTTATTACTGCTTCGGTAATTCGCCCTAAGACTGATAACACGGTTGACCTTGGTACTTCCACCCTAGAGTTCAAAGACCTCTTTATTGATGGTACTGCCAAAGTAGACACCCTGACTGTCGATGAGAACGCCTCTGTTACTGGCACTCTGAATGTCACTGGTACGACGACCCTAGGCACTCTAAACGTCACTACTATTGACACCACCAACATTGAAGTCACCACGCTGAAAGCCAAGGATGGCACCTCTGCTGGTTCCATTGCGGACTCGACGGGCGTAGTCACTCTGGCTTCTTCTGTCTTGACCACAACGGACATCAACGGCGGTACTGTGGACGGCGCTGTCATTGGTGGATCGTCTGCCGCAGCCATCACCGGGACAACCATCACAGCCACTGGCGATGTGACCATTCCCGACAAGATCATCCACGCTGGCGACACCAACACCGCCATTCGTTTCCCTGCGGCTGATACCGTGACGGTGGAGACGAATGGGGTTGAGCGCATGAGGATCACCTCTGCGGGCTTGGTGGGAATTGGAGCAACCAGCCCAGTAAATGATCTTGACGTGAATGGTTCTATTGGCCTCTCTTATAGTGGAGGACTTAGATCATACCAAACCTCTGGCACCACAAACAGCTACTATCTGAGAATGGTCTTCTCCTCTGGCGACAATCTTGAAATCGCGCCAGTCGGGAACGCCACGACCAGCACTGTGATTTTCAAGACGGCATCTGCTTCTGTTTTAAGTGAACGTATGCGGATCACCTCTACGGGCAACGTGGGGATTGGGACGAGCAGCCCTACTGCGGCAAAACTTGTCATCACAGCAGGCGACACCGCGCAGACAGCGCAATTTCAAGGGGCTACAGGAAGAATTCGCGTTCGGGGGTATCAAGACGCGACGAATGGCGGTATAATTGACAGCACCAACACTGCGGAAAACGCATACGCTCCGCTTACGTTGCAGGCCTCTGCGCTTCGGCTGCTAGGCAACAATGCAACTGGAATTACTGTAGACTCCTCGGGCAACGTGGGGATTGGGACGAGTAGCCCTTCGCAGCGGCTTCACGTTGCTGGCGCTGTCTATGCCAGTGGCGATGGATCGGATGTCGCCTTCTACATGGACGGCTCCGATGCGATCCGCAACACAAGCACGGGCGGCATTGTTTATCACGATGTGGCGTTTGGCAGCGCAACTCACGGCCAATTCGTATTCCGGTCGAGCAATGCTGCAACCGAACGCATGCGGATCGACGCTTCCGGCAACCTCGGTTTGGGGGTTACGCCGAGCGCTTGGAATAGCAGCCGCAGGGCGCTTCAGATCGGTCAGTCCACGGCACTCTATTCGTTCAGTACAAGCCAATCCATCCTTGGAACGAACGTCTACATGGATACTGGCGGCACAGACCGCTATTTGAACTCCGCCGCCGCTACACAATATGTGCAGTCTGGGGGCGCTCACTCGTGGAACAACGCCCCCTCCGGCACCGCAGGCAACGCGATCACCTTCACGCAGGCTATGACGCTGGATGCGAGTGGGAATTTGGGGCTGGGGACAACGTCGCCTGACGCGCGTCTTAGGGTAATAGGCAACACGAGTGCTGGTATGTTTGCTTTTGTAGGTGCAACGACAGCAACCGGCTATGGTTTTTTCCAGAACTCCTCGGGTACGACTTATGGATATCTTGGAAACGGCGGGGGCGGCGCAATTTCCGCTGGCACCGCCAATGATTTTGTTGTTCGCGCTGAAAGCGAACTGATTTTCGGCGTCGGAAACAACCGCCACGTTACTCTCAACTCCAGCGGGGACCTGCTGGTGGGGGTGACGAGTGCGGGAACAGACCGTGTTCGTTTTGCTTCCGCGGGTTTGTCAAAAAACCAGTTAGGTTTGGTCAGTACTGATGACACAAGCGGTAATGGCTTTGTAATTTTCAGAAGGTCGGACGGAACAGGGATAGGCAGCATTTCCAGAAACGGCACCACCAACGCTGTTCTCTACAATACCACTTCAGACTATCGCCTGAAAGAAAACGTCACTGATCTTGTCGGTGGTCTCTCTCGCGTCATGGCCCTCCGTCCGGTTAGCTGGGTCTGGAAGGATTGCGAAGGTCAAACCGGGGAGGGCTTTATCGCCCACGAAGTTCAAGCCATCGTACCTTCCGCTGTCAGCGGGGAAAAGGACGCCGTTGAGGACAACGGAGACATCAAGCCACAAGGCATGGACGCTTCGTATCTTGTCGCTACGCTGGTGAAAGCCATTCAGGAACTCAAAGCCGAGGTTGACAGCCTCCGCGCACAACTTACCCCCTAACCCCGAAAGGAGGATCACGATGGCCGAGAAAAAACCAAACGTCATCACGATCAACGACAAAGACTACACCGAAGACCAACTGACGGACGAGCAGAAGATGCTTATCAATCACGTTGCTGATCTGGACCGCAAGATCGGTTCGACACGGTTCAACCTTGACCAGCTTCAGGTTGGCCGTGATGCCTTCGTCAACATGCTCACCGCCTCGCTGGCACAAGGAGAAACCGAATGACCGCCGTCATCACTTGGAAGATTTCCCAACTCGACCGCAATGCCGCTGATGGTGGCGTGACGACCGCCCACTGGACCGTGACTGCCGTTGACGGGGACTACAGCGCCTCCGCATACAGCACCGCAGGCTTCACCCCTGACGCCACCGCAGCGGGCTTCAAGCCCTACGACACCTTGACCGAAGCCGACGTTTTGGCATGGGTCTGGGGTTCCGTGGACAAGGACGCCGCAGAGGCCAGCCTGTTGCAGCAGATCGAAGCCCAGAAGGCACCTGTCACCCTGACCGGGACGCCGTGGTAAAATAATAAGGCTGAGGGAGTAAGCCATGGAAGTCTTAAACACCATCATGCAGTGGATTGTAGCTCCTGTTGCTGGCTTTGTATTCTTGATCTATCGAACTCAACAGGATCATGCTACAAAGCTGGCAGTGCTTTCTGCTGTACACGATGCTAACAAAGAGGCTTACGATAGAGAGTTCAAAGAGATGAGAGAGAACTTTAAGACTGTTATGGCCAAGTTGGATAATATCGAACAGGCGTTGCGGAAATGAGATTTGCACTTATTCTCTTGATCGCTGGCTGTGGCCCTGTTACTGTCTCCTCCGTGGCCTATACAACAGCCTGCCCGAAAGGTGATACTCAGTGCGAGATACGACAGAACTCAGAGACACTCTACTACATGGGCAAGACGGAAGCAGCAGACGCACTCCTTTGCTCTGGAGATACACGAGATGTTATGGGGGCGCTCTGCTCTCTCTATTGATCCTTTCTTCTCCTATTTCTGCCCAAGTAACAGGTGATTTGAATACTAACTCTGGTAATACCAATTCAACTATTGATAGCGGTAACATTTCTACCAGCGAAACTAAAAATTACAACGGTTCTGGATCAGCACCCTTCAGTACCCCAGTACCAACTGCTGCAGCACCTACGGTTATGGGTGGTGGTGGAAACGACTCCTGCTTGATCCCTTACCAGCAAGCCTTCCAGATAAGCATCCTTGGTCGTTCTGAGGGGAAGATGGAGCAAGACCCACAGTGCAACAGGAGGAAAGATGCCAGACTGCTTGGCACACCTCAGGAGCAGGGTGGTCTCGGATTACAAGTCAGTGGTATTTCTTTGATGTGCGATAACCCTCAAGTCTTTAGGGCAATGGCACTAGCATCTACTCCCTGTCCGATTTACTCTATTGAGACAGGAAAACTTTTAGTCGGTAGGGAGGGTTACATTGCCATGAGAGAAAACCCTCACGTGTATATTGTTGGATACTCTCTAGACCGTTCCTTCTGGAACACTTTCTTAAAAATAGGTCAGGAACTACCAGATGTCACTCCTCAAGAAAACAGCGGCCCTACTCTGTCTGAGCGTTTCCGCCGCTCACGCCGATCCAACGATGACGGACCTACAGGGATCAGCCCAGACAATCCTTAACCAACTCCAAGCCTCACAGAGCCTGACTGCTGGTGCTCTTTATAGTGCAGGAAACGGAGACATTATTGACTCTGGCGCCATGCAGAGTGCAGCCATCACTGAACAGATGCGGTTGGACTACAATGGAGACATTCAAGCAGTCCTCGACGCAACCTACTACAATGCTCAGATGTTGTTTGAAGATCAACACGAACAGGCTATGGTCAACCTTGATTCGGCTGTAGACAACCTTGTTTCTGCTACCGCTGTCCTGATGGAAGTTCAGGCTGTTGCCAGCATGGCCTCACAAGCTGATACTGTACAAGAGCAAATGGCATTCCAAACAATCCTGACTAACAACGACATGAGCATCAGTGCTGGTGATGTGAATAACTACAACAACGCTCTTGGTGCTGTGCAGTCCTACGCACGTGATGCTGGTGCTTTCTTGGCTGCTTCTCGTAATACAACCATGACTGGCTCAGTGGATGCTTACGCTGCAAACACCAGCACTAGCCTCTACGGTGCCACAGTGGCTTATTCCGCTACGGCTGACATTATGAGTGTGAGTGCAGGTCAGGTGTTTGGCATTGGTCTGCAGGGTCTTCTGGGTAACAACGTAGTTACTCTGTCTGAGGTCTATGCTGCAGGTTATGGTTCGTGAGTGAAGAGGCTGAAACCAATGGCCTGAGGATTGCAGGCTTTGATGTAAAAGGGTGGTGGCTTGCTGCTGCCCTTCCAGTCCTCTCTGGTATTAGCGGTACTATCTATTACTCGTATGATGTAGTCAATCGTTTTTGGGGTGTAGAGGAAAGTGTTGCGGAAGTTCTTGATGTGGTCAGCAGGGTGCAGACACTAGAACAGGCCATACAGGACAACGACGTAAGAGGTCTTGCACCAAAACTGTCAGCTATCAGCACTCAAATGACTACGATCCTCGAACAACAAAAAGAATTGATGGCCCTCAGGTCTATGGTTGAGAAGTCTGATAGTGTCACTTCTGGTCTGCAGGGTAAACTAGAAAAATACGATGCAGAGATTGAAGACTTGTGGAAAGCCATGGACGATTTGGTAAGGAATCCAATGCAATGAAAAAGCTTGAAGAAAATAGTAAGTTCGCAGAACTTGATGTGAATGGAGATGGTATTGTCTCTGATGCTGAAATGTTGGCTGCTGAACGGGCTGCTGAACTTGAGGCAAAAATTGAACGCTGGCGCAATCAGGATGCCTTGGAAGATCGTCAACGCATGATCGCCCTGATCGCTATGCTTTCGTGTATCTTCATAACATTCTGGATGCTGACACCCTTCGTAAGTATCGACCGCATTGAGGCCACTAACGCCTTGGTCAACTTGTTCCTGACGTTCAATACTGGTGTTGTCGTTGGCTTCATGGGCCTGTCTACCCTGTCTAAGATTAAGGCCAACAAGGAATGATTGCTCTACTTGGATCACTCCTTGGTTTTGGTACCAGCTTCTTGCCGCAAATCCTTGGCTTCTTTCAGCAGAAGCAGGAGCACAAGAACAAACTGGAACTTCTGAAGCTGCAGGGCGATATGGCTGCACAGGGCGTTCAACTTGAGCTACAAATCTTAGATAAAAAAGCTGAGATTGAAGAGACAAAGGCGATTTACAATTATGCTAACCCTTCTGGTGGATTTGCAGCAGGATTGGCAGCATCTGTTCGTCCTGTTATCACCTATCTGTTTTTTGCTCTATTCATGGCCACCAAGATCGTAATTATGATTAAGGTTATGGAGCAGGGTGGCAACTGGATGGACAGTGTAAACCTAATGTTTGATGATGAGACCAAGGCACTCTTTGCAGCAATTATCTCCTTCTGGTTTGGTAATCGCGCTGTGAGTAAGCACATGGGCAAGAAGTAATAAAGAGGAAACACACAATGACACTTCTGACTGTAGAACAACTCCGCGTAATGATCCCAACCAACAAAGAAGTTGAGGAGTGGTGCACTGCTCTGAACGAGATGCTGCCTAAGTATAATATTACGACAGACAAACGTATTGCAGGTTTCATTTCTCAGTGTGCTCACGAGAGCATGGACTTCCGGGTACTGCAAGAGAACCTGAACTACAAAGAAGCTACCTTGCTCAAGGTGTTCCCGAGATACTTTGGTCCCGGCAAAGAGAATGCTGCTGAGTATGCGGGTAAGCCCGAGAAAATTGCCAACTATGTTTACATGGATAAGAACCGTTCCAAAGGTGGGGCTTTAGGCAATGTGAAGGATGGTGACGGGTGGTTATTTTCTGGAAAAGGTCTGAAACAGGTTACTGGCCGTGCAAATACGACTGCCTTCGGAAAGACTGTTGGCATGACTGCTGAGGAAGCTGCTGCTTACCTGTTGACCAAGAAGGGTGCTCTGGAGAGTGCTCTGTGGTTCTGGAACAGCCGTAACCTGAATGAGGTTGCTGACACTGGCGACGTGACAAGACTGACCAAAATCATTAATGGTGGTGACATTGGTTTGGCTGATCGTCAGGCTCGTTACGTTAAGGCAATGGCTGCTCTTGGTGGTAAGATTGAAGTCTCTATCAATTCTCAGATTACTGATGCAGTGACTCAAATTCTGCGTCGTGGTTCGAAGGGTGATGTGGTCAAGAAGATGCAGGCCAAGCTTGGTCTCACTGCTGACGGTGATTTTGGTCCGGGAACTGAAGCTGCTCTGAAGAAGTGGCAGACTGCAAACGGACTGACCGCTGATGGTGTGGCTGGACCTAAGACTCTGACTAAGTTGCTTGGATAAATAGTACTTGCAAAACTGCAAAGCTTGTAATAATATAGACGAATAAATTGGAGAGCCTCTGTGGATTTCGATACTAATCAAAAATATAGCCTACTCTCTAAGATGGGTTACACTGGTCCCGCAGAAGGTCCAGCCATGGAGGCTTTCATTCAATCTAGTCCGGGTGTAGCTGCTCGTATGGGTAAGTTCTCTCGTGCTCTCCAGAAGCGTACTGGCGTAGATACTGCTGGTATGGCAGAGGGTGGTACTGCAACCAAGAGTGCTGGAACAAGGCTGACTGAGGCTGTCATTCAAGACCCTTCTCAGTTGACCTCTCAAGCAGCAGTAGAGAAAATTCAAGCCACCCCAGACAGTCTCATTGCCGCTGGTACTGGACAAGTAACAACTCCCACTGCCGCTACAACGACACCAACTGCACCCGCTGAGACTGCTGCTGCGCCCACAGTGACTGCCCCTGCAACAATTACTGCGGCTGCATCGACAGAGAAAGTGGCTGAGGCTGTCAAAGACGTTAAGGGTGCTAAGGGAGAGGTTTCTGACAAAGCTCTTGCAGAAGCTGCCCAACAAGAAAAAAGCTCTGTGTCTGATCTTGAGGCTGCTCAGGGTACAGCCTACTTGATGCAGAACCCAGTGCAAAGAGAAGTTCAGGCTGGTGAATTGATCTCTGGAAGCACTGTTGATGCGACTAAGGTGGACACCCTTATGTCCAGCATTCAGGCAGCAGAAGCTACCCCCACCGAGAAGGCTACTGTTCAGGGTCAACTTGCGAACTTGATGACCCAGTTTGAGGGTGGAGCTACGCCTGCTTGGGCTGCTGGTGCTATGCGTAGTGCTCAGGCCATGCTGGCTCAGAGAGGTCTTGGTGCTTCGTCTATGGCTGGTCAGGCAGTCATTCAGGCTGCTATGGAGTCTGCACTTCCTATCGCTCAGGTTGATGCTGCAACTCGTGCCCAGTTTGAATCCCAGAACCTGTCCAACAGACAACAGACTGCTCTCTTTGCCGCTCAGCAACGTGCTACTTTCCTGCAACAGGACTTTGACCAGAGTTTCCAGACACGTGTTCTGAACGCTGCTAAGGTCTCTGACATTGCCAACATGAACTTCACTGCGGAGCAGAACATTGCTCTGGAAAACAGCCGTGCAGTGAACTCTATGAACCTTGCTAACCTTGATGCTCGTCAGGGTATGGTGCTGGCTCAGGCTGCTGCACTGTCCAATCTGGATATCGCAAACCTCAGCAACCGTCAACAGACCGCTGTTCAGAACGCTCAGGCTTTCTTGCAGATGGATATGACCAACTTGGATAATGCACAGCAAGCAGAGATGTTCCGTGCTCAGTCCAATGTTCAGGCACTCTTTACAGATCAGGCCGCTGAGAATGCTGCTCGTCAGTTCAATGCTGCCAGTAAGAACCAGACTGACCAGTTCTTTGCTGACCTTGGCTCTCGTGTTTCTATGTTCAACTCGGAACAGAAGAACGCTATGTCTCAGTTCAATGCTGGGGAAAAGAATGCTACAGCAAGATTTAATGCTCAGCTTGATGCAGCAAGGGAACAGTTCAACGCTGGGAACTCTTTGATTATCGCTCAGGCCAATGCTCAGTGGAGACAGAATATCGCCACCCTGAACACTGCTGCACAGAACGAAGCGAACCTTGAAAACGCACGTACAATGAATGCCCTGACTGGTAAGGCTCTTGACCAAGTTTGGCAGAAAGAACGTGACACTCTTGCGTATGCCTTCACTGCTATTGAGTCTGAGAAGGACCGTGCTGTGGAACTTCTTATGGCTGACAAGAGGGAAGACCTCGTTAAGTATGAGGTTGGTCAGGCAGAAAAAGCAGCTAAAACAGAAGCAATTGTTAGACTACTCTTTGGAGGTTGGTAATGAAATACGCCAGAAACTACCTTAATGTTACCAGCCTTGCAGACCAACTCCTAGAGTCTGTTTCTCAGGGCAAGGTTGAAAAGCCTGCAGGTGGCCTTGGTGCAAGAGAAGAGCGTAGGAAAGCTCGTGAAGGGGGTGATGTGGATTTCGACACAACACGTGCAAACTACATCAATGACATCAGAACCATGTTCTCTAATATTGCTCCTCAACAAGAACGTGCTTCTGAGATTGAGACCTATCTTGCTCATAAAGATGGTGTCCCTATGCCCAAGAGGAATCCTGAGTACTGGAAGACTGAACCACTTCTTTCTCCCATTACCGCTGCTGAGACTGATGACAATGTGAGAGCCATCCTTGAGACTATCAAATCAAAAGAGTCCAGTGGTGACTACCGAGTTCAGAATCCCACTCCGGGACAGTCTGCTTCGGGAGCGTATGGATACACTGATGGTACTTGGCGCAGCCTGACTGCGAAGTATGGTATTGGCACGGAGTACAAGTCTGCAAAAGAAGCTCCACCTGAGATTCAGGATATTGTTGCTGCAAACAATGTGAGAGAGATTTTGATTGAAAATAATAATGACATTACCAAAGTCCCCGTTATATGGTACACTGGTAATGCTCAGGGTAAGATCAGCCAGAAGGCACTGGATATCAACAATGGTCTTACCCCCGCAGAGTACCAGAACGACTGGATGAGAAGATATAATAAGATGCTTGGAGGCTGACATGAGAGCACTTAATGGACCTATTCCCGGTCAGTCTTTGACAACGACACCGAAGAACTTCCCTTGGGAAAGGCCCCCGGAGATTGTTGACCCGGAAGAAGCAATCCAGATGCACATCACTCGCCTGTCTGATCCAGATATGCTTGAGGATGCACTGAACTTAATTGAATTCGAAGAGTTGGATATTCAGACTGTTGTAACTGGCATCATGCGTGGTGCTGTGGCCAACGGTATCCACTCTATTGACGTGGGCCTGATTGTTGCTCCTGTCGTTCACGAGTTCATCAAACAGGCTGCTAAGGCTGTAGGTATTGATGCAAACGATGGGTTTGAAGACAAGGCTGCTAAAGACCAGAAGAAGCAGTATGCTGTAGCAAGCCGTGCTAGAAAAACTCTGGCTGAAATGGGAGTCAAACCTAAAGAAGTTGCTAAAGAAGTTGAAATGGAAGAGATGCCAGAGGAGAAGGCTCCTGAGGCACCAAGAGGTCTGATGGCTCGGGGGAATATGTAATGGGTTTCTGGCAAGGTTTGAATGCTGGCATCAAGGGTGTCCAAGAAGAGAGAACCCGCAAAGAAGAGCGTCAGCAAGAGATTGATCTGCGTAAGGCTGAGATTGAAGAGCAGCGCAAGTACGACCGTGAGACCTTCATGCTGCAGACTGCAGAGTCTCGCAGAGATTCACTCCTGACACTCTACGTGAAGAAGGAACAAGAGAAGGCAGAGGCAGAGGCTCTTGCAGGTAAAGCCCAGAGCTTCCTCGGTCGTTTGGGTGACATTGAAGACCCACGTGTTGCTGCTCTCGCCAGAGACACTCGTACTGCTGCAGAACTTGAAGATAAAATCCAAGGCATTGAGATTAAGGCTGCAGAGGCTGGTGTTGAACTTCCCCCACTTCAGGGTGAGGCTCTTCTTGAATTGCTGACAGTTTATGACTCAGGTTCTGAGAGTGTCTCTTCTGTGGACATTACTTTTGATGACCTTTTGTCTGGGGATTTTTCTGACGTAGGTACTTACTACGAGACAGCAGCAGGTCTTTCTATTCCCACACCTAGGGTGACTGCTACCCTCAACCCAGAGGCTTACCGTATGTACGACCCTGAGACCCTAGAAGAAGGTCGTAAGGCTTTCGATCAGGAAGTCCTCCGTCTTGCTAACGAGTCTCTTGGGGCCACAGGAGATACTGGGGAGAATGCCGACCTCAGGGCCTTGATTGAAGGCTACAGTAAAGAGAACAGTGCTGAGAGATTTGCTTTGATGGATATGTTTGGTCAACAGGCTTTTGCTGGTCTGGCAGAGTCTGGTAATCCCTACATCCAGAACCTTGAACAAGACCCTCAACTCTCTCGTTACTCTGCAATGGCTCGACTGAACCTGATCCTAGCTGACCCTGAGGCGACAGAAGAGGAAAGAGCTATGGCACAAGAGTTGTTGACGAGGTTGCAGTAATGGATGGTAAATACTCGGAGTATCTGCAGGGGCTAGAAGCAAGTCTTCCGGCTCCCAGAGTTCCTGCTGTTGCGGGCAAGTATGGTACACTCCTTCAAGAACTTGATGCCCAGCTTGGCATGACACCCGTTCCAGAAGCTCTCAGACAGCCAGAAGAGAGACCTGCTGTCGAATACTCTCAGATGAACTACTCTGAGAACGATCTTCTGCAGGATGACTTCTTTATCCCTATCCAAGAGTACATGGTGGACCGCTTCGGTACCCACATTCAGGACATGGACAAAGAAGAGGTGGTTACTAAGTTCACCAATAACCTTCGTGGTTTCTCTGGTGGTAACTCTGTTCGTGCAATCAACGAGATCACTTACTTGAACGAAGTGGGTGAGGATGAAGATCGTCTTGCTAAGGCTGGCAGGGCGTATGAAATCTTTGAAGGTCTGCAACCCATCTTTGGTGGAGACACCACTTGGGGAGAAACCCTCAGTGGCACTCTGGACTATGCCCGCTCTGCTGTCCTTGACCCTGCAAACGTACTGGGTCTTGGTGTTGGCAAGGTTGCATCTGGTGTGGGCTTCAAGGCTGGTTCTCAGGCCACTCTGATTGCTGCCAAACATGCTTATAAGAAACAACTGGCAAAGGGTGCTACCCAAGAGGCTGCTCAGAAAGTTGCTGAGCGTGTTCTTCGTATGCAGACCTCCAGAGTTGTTACTGAAACCAACAAGCAGATTGCTACAAGACAGGCTGCAGAGAAAGCAGCAACAACCTTCTTGCAGAGAATGTCTACTCCTACTGCAGTCAAAGAAGCTGCTATCGTTGGTGGCTTTGAGGCTGCTATGGCTGCTGGTACAGACTACTTGTATCAGGATGCAATGCTCCGTACCAAAGTTCAGGAAGAGTACAACGTCTACCAAACAGGTCTCTCTGCTGTCGTTGGGCTGGTCGCTGGTGGCCTGTCTGGTGCTCTCAGCAACGTGCGTACTGGTGCCTCTGGCTTGCTTCCTCCTGAGGCTCTCAAGACCTCTACGAAGGGTTCTACCTCTCTCAGTAAGTTGACTGCCCAAGCAACCACCACCCCCAGTCAGGCTCCTTATGTTCCCGGTGCATCCAACTGGCTCAAGGACGTGGCAAAGGGTAAAGAGCTTGCAGACCAAGACACTGAGTTCTTCACTACGATGCTTCTGGGCAACGACGAGAAAGGTCTGAAGGGTCTTGCTCAAATTCTTGTTGAAGATGGGTATGTCTGGAAAAGAAGAACGCCTGACGACAAAGTGTCCAACTGGGTGGGTGACATCATTAAGTATGCCGACCCTCAGGATGCTAAGCAATTCCTTGATGATTTCTCCAAGACCACTGGCATTGAAATGGTAGAAGGTAAGCAACTCACTATTGAGGCTTTTGCTGACACTTTCAAAAAGAAGATGAGCGACAGTGGTAAAGTTCTGAACGCAGCCTCGCAGGTTGCCAAGGTTCTTGGTCGTGACCCAAAGAGTATCACTGTAGAAGACTACGCGAAGTTTGTCCTTGGTGGTGGTGCTACTACCCCTCAGACAGTCGTTGGTGCTGGGGCAAATAAAATTGGTAAGGCTGTTGGTGATTTCATTGGACGTGATCTCCCTGACTTCCAGAACAATATTATCCGTTTGATGGTGTCTAACCTCTCAACCACAGCCCTCAACGTCACTGGTTATGCTGCCGCTACAGGTCTTAACACTGCAACAGATGTCACTCGTGCTGTCCTTCTGGGTGGCAAGGCGGGCATCTACATGGCCATCAAACCCAAAGAAGCCAAGGCCATGGGGATTGAAGCCTTCAGCCTCTTGCAGAACCAAGTCACTAAAGCCAAGAATACGCTGGACCCCAACGCCACTTACGAGACTTTCTTGCAGTATGCACAGGTGAGACCTGAGGCTCTACGCCAACTCACTGCAGTGCTTCCCGGTGGTATTGAATCTCTGGATAAACTGGCCAAGGGTTTTGATCCAAGCACACCCCTGCTGACACTCCAATCTAATCAGGCCGTAGACATCATTCAGAGATTGTCTCTGGTGAGTGCTCAGGACGGTTACACCAAGGCCATTGAGTTTACTTCCCAGTTGGATAAGTTGCTCCGCAGGTCTCCTGAGAAGGGTGGCTTTGGTATGTCTTGGAACGAGTTCTTTGCTGCACCGGATCATCACTCCAAGATGGTCTCAGAGAGATATGCACTGCTTGAGGCTCAGGCTGTTGATGAGACGCTCCGTTCTGTGTTCTCTAAGTCCTTCAAAGGTAAGGGTTTCTTGGGCGAGGTGGCAGGCATGATCGAAGATGCTCGTAACCTTCCGGGTATTGGTCTGTTGGTTCCGTTTGGTCGTTTCTTCAATAACACCGTAGCTTTTGCCTACCAGACCACTGGCTTCGGTCCCCTGATTGCAAAGTCTGTGGGTCTTGGGGATCAATCTAAGCCCATGTCTGAATTGGTGTCCAGAGGTCTTGTCTCTTGGTCGTTGATTGGTATGCTTGCCCAGAGAGAGATGGACTACATTGACCAAGGACTTGGATGGAGTGAAGAGATCGACGAGGCAACAGGTGAAGTTATTGACGAGCGTTATGAGTTCCCTTATGGGGCTTACAAGGCTGTTGCAAGACTCTTTGCTCACCATGCCAGAGGGGAAGCTCCCCCTGAGGAACTGCTTATGCAGATGGGAGACCAGTTCTTTGGTCAGCTTACTCGTCAGCTTGGGGAAGCGGGTGCAGGTTTGAACAACATCGCCACTGCAGCACTCTCTGATGAGGGTCCGGGTTTAGGTAAGACCCTGCTTGATGCTCTTGGATCAATTGTCCCACAGGCAATCTCCGCTGCAACACGTCCTCTGGAACCCCTCAACGTCCTTGCTGGTCTTGCTCGTGATGAAGAGTTCTACGTACCAGACCGTAAGCAAGGTACTGCATGGGTGAACAACTCTCTGCGTTACATGGATCAAGCAATTGCTCTCATAACTGGTGAGAATCTTGCTCCCCCTAAGCAATCTGCTGCAGAAGGTCAACCCACTGTTCAAGCCTCTAAACTTGTTTCAACGACCAGAGGATCAAGGCTCACTAACACTGAGCGGGTTATGAACGAGATCGGTAGACCTACCTACTTGGCCAGCATGGCCTCCCAGTCTGAGGCTGCAGACAACCGCTACAATGAAATCTTCAACGAGATTGTGGAAGATCAGGCAGGTGTGTTGTTCCGCTCCAAGCGTTTCCGTGAAGGGACTCTTGAAGTCAAGCAAGGAGAAGTCACTAAGCTGTTGAGTGAAGCACGTAAGGCAACACTCGGGTACATGGGCAGGGTTGCATCCAATGGTGGTGATCGTGCTCTGATGAAGATGATTAACATCTCTCGTTCTTACCCCAAACTCAAGGTCCAGCGCACTCTTGAAGACTTAGGATTTGATCGTGGGGTTGATAAGTTGTCTGAGGATGAGTTGGATACCCTAGAGAACGCTCTCAAGTTCCGAGAAGAGTTTATCAACAAGCAATAACAAAAAGTAAAGGCCCCTCGCGGGGCCTTCTTTATTAGGTTCAATCTTCAAGCATGTAGTCAGCCCACTCTTCGGCTTCCCTCTTGATCTCTTCCCTTCTTACGAGGCCAGTAGACCTTGAGAGGAGTGCATTCATGGCCATTCCCATCAAGTAGATTTTGGAAGTCATGGGCTTGGGAGGGACACTATGCCTCTTCTTTGCTCTGAACTCCTTGGCCTCTTCTTCGATGTTCATTGTCTCTGACCCATTCCAAGTTTCGAGAGTAGGCTTTGTTGAATCCAAACTCCCAATCTCTGTACTTTGTTGTGTCCTTGTGGTACGGGTTTGTAGTCTGCCCTTTGCCAAAATCTTTGTATCCTTGTTCAAATGCGTTCATCAGTCGTCTCCATTGAGCGCCCAGATTGTAAATACTACCAGTGCTAAGAGCAGTAAACCCTCAGTCATACTTGCTTCTCCATGAAAGCTAGGAGCCGCTTGTGATACCACTCTGCCTTACGCAAGTCTTCTAGACCATTCTTGTAACGCCAGCGATGATTGTACTTAGCAATGTTCCCACGCAGGTAACCAATGTACTCGTCTGGGCTGAGGAAATCTTCAATGTAGTCGATACACTCAATCTTCCCTTGGCCGTAGTGTGCAGGGCTATTCACCATGTCTGTCGTCGTCTGACTTGCTGTCATAGCTTCTCTTCCTCGAATGCCACGATCCACTGCTTACAGATGTCACTGCGAACAATGTCATCCACTCCGAACTCAACGATAGGCACAGGCAGGTTGTGCTTCTTAACAAGAGGGATGATCGCTGCTAGGCCCGACTTACCACCAATATCTGACTGCTTTATGTCACCGTTGATTACAACTTTACAATCTTTTCCAATCCGAGTCAAGAACATTTTGACCTCAGCAATGGAAGTGTTCTGTGCCTCGTCTAAGATAATGAAAGCATTCTTGAACGACCGTCCCCGCATAGTAGATAGGGGTGCCATTTCGATATTGCCATTCTTGATCCCAGTCTCTACCGTACCTTTGCCCAATTGCTCATTAAGAACATCCAGCACAGGTGCAGCCCAAGGAGCAAACTTCTCTTCGAGTGTACCGGGGAAGTAACCCAAGTCCTTACCTACAGAGACGTTGGGGCGGGTCAGAATGATCTTGCTGATCTCTCTGTTGGCGTACATGTTGGCTGCATAGGTAGCTGCAATGAAGGTCTTACCTGTACCAGAGAACCCACAAACAATTACTTGATCTGAGCCATCCAGATGTTTGAGGTAGAGTGCTTGATTGTCGTTGAGTGGCTTAATGGCAACAGTACGCATTGCGCCTTCTTGTTCAGCGTTCTTGTACCGTGATACCCGTTTGCCCTTAGGCTTCTCCAGAGTCATCATCAACCTCCACGTTTAAGATACCTTGTTTACCCAGATCAAGGAGCATCTGCACCACGACCTGTTCTATTTCATCTAAGTCCCTTTTAATCAACCAAGAGAGTAAGACGTTCGCTGTGAGTCCAGCTAGGATAGCTATTTCAACGGTCACTGTGTGCTCCACAAGGGTTTGTTGTGAACAGTTTACACACATGTTCAGGTGCTGACAAGAGGGGACCAAGGGAACTGCCAACAACAATTAAGTTGAAGGTTTTCAACCCTCAGCGCAGTCTCAAGTCAAGTCAACGATCTCACAAGAGCCAACACAGGCAAAGGTTTGAGTCCCTTTGGAAGTGTCTTCTTTCTCGTAGTCACTCAGCTTAGTCCAATCAATCTTCGGTGGCATGACAGCAAGTAGGTCTTCATACTCCCGTTGATTGATCTCCTGATAGGGTGCCTGCTGGTAGCTGTGGTCAGAGTGCGGTAAGAAAGACACACCAGATACTTCATCGAAGTACTTATAGACCCAAGCACCAACTTCCATCCACTCATTGTCACGAACAGTCACCGTGATAGATGGTTTGTGTTCACACCAGTGACGCTGATAGACCAACCACAACTCCAACTGTTCGATAGCCGTCATGTCGTTACGGGTGATAGCACCTTCGGGAGACTTCTGCGGGAAGCTAAAGACAGTGGTAGTCTCAGGCTTAATCACACAAGGCTCACTAGGAATACCCTGATCCTTCATAAGCTGCGTCAGAGGGTCTTTGTTGTCACCACGGACAGTACGAATATAATAGGCTGAGTGACGAGCATGAATCCCACTGGCAGAATCAACCAACTGGGACACTGTGCCTGACGGTTTGACGCAAGTGATAGCAGCAGAAGCAGGAATACCAAGGCGTTCAGCCCACTCACGGTTAGTAGCAACAGCGACATCCTTAAGACACTCCAAGACAGATTTCAGATCACGTTGAAGCTTATCAACACCATTCAAGAATACGTTGTCCATGATGCCAGTCAACGACACACCAAGCAACCGCTCTTCCTCAGTGTTCTTCTGCCAAATCTTACGGAGATAGGGGAAGTGAGTGTAGGTAGACTGGATAGTGCCAAGGATCGTAGCCAGCTTTACTTTCCGCTCCAAGTCCTTAAGTGTATCCGTAGCTCGGACCACGACTTCTGTGAGGTTACAGAACTGATACGGACGAAGGATGATTTCAGAGCACGGATTAGTACCAAAATCTTGGTTAGCATCACGACGACCATTCTTTCCAGCTTGTTTCTTAGACGCCTGACGAGAGAAGATACCACGCTCACCAGACTTGCTTTCCACCAGAGAGAGCCACTCACGCATGAAGGTTTCCATGTCGGGCTTCTCAGTATAGGCCACAGAGTTGTTAGCCAAGGCACGTTGAGCATTACCTTCCCACCACATACCTGACTTAGCATGACGCATACGATCATCAGACAGGTTCGACAGAGAGATCATTGCAGAGCGACGAACACCGCCCACCACAACAACTTCACCAATCTTACACATAATGTCGTGGCACTCAATCGAAGACAGCTTACGCCCAGCAGCACCCTTGAATTTCTCAATCGTGTACTGGAACAATTCCACCAGAGGGGCAGGACCAGATGCACGACCACCAAAGGTCTTGAGTTTAGCACCAGCAGGACGAACCTTAGACACATCCCACTTAGGGATTTCCCCTGCATAGAGCATAGCAATCAGCTTACGCAGAGCCTTGGCCCAACCCTCTTTGCTGTCGTGGACAACGATCACATCTTCCGAGGTAAACATTTGCTCAGGAACCTCAGGCAGCTTGCTGATGTATTGACGCTCCACAGAGAAGCCAACACCAGTGCCACACAGAAGGATGAACATAGCTTCGTCAAAGGATTTGGGGTCGTCCACAGGCAGGTAGGAACAGTTGTAGCCAGCCGTGTTGTCACGCTCCAAGGCAGGGCCAGCAGTCATCACAGCCCGCATCGAAGGCATAATCTCAAGACCAAGAATAGCCTCTTCGATTTCGTCAAGGATGATCTCGTCACGGGTCTTAGGTACAACTACATTGGTCATGTAGCGAGAGACAGTCTCACCCCAACCCTCACGCCGCTTATACTCTTCGAGCCAACGAGCATAGCGTGATGTGTGAATGAAGGACTGATAGTCAGTAGGCAGGTGGTTACTCATTTTTTCACTTTCTTTTTGAGGCCAGTTCGATCACGATCTAGCTCATTATGATTGCAACGCGATGTGCTTGCACCACGATACGGTTTGTGCTGAGGTCATACTTGGCTGTCAGTGGGTTCTGGATGGACCAGTCAACCAATACAACTGGAACCCCCTTGTCCTGCACTTTCTGCAGCTTGTCTATAAGCTCTTGCACTGTCATGTGATCGAACCGAGTAGTTTTAGTCCAATGAAGGGAGTTGTCAAGAGATAGATCGACATCAGATCAAATCCTCCAAGTAGACTGCAGGGTAGTCAGGGTTCTTTATAATCTTCCCATCCTCCCTTCGCTTGACGGTCCCATCAGGTTGCACACAACGACCGAGATTGTTGTCATGCACACGCTCTACAGCCTCGTCCAGATTGTACCCAGCGGCATGGGCATAGCCGTAGATCACATACACAAGGTCTGCAAGCTCCTTCAAGTCCTTTACGGTGTGTGGCGCTTCTTTACACCACTCCTCGTACTCCTCACAGATCAACCTCTGGTACAGGGCCACGTCAGGTTTTTGATCCAGAACTTTAGAGAACTCCCTCACCATAGCGGAAGGGGTGTAGTACCTCTCTTGTTCAAAGTAGTCTAGTCCTGTGTCTTTCCACTTAGCCATTTCCTGCCTCCATTACATCCAGTGTGTGCAGCGTCAGATCGTCAATATCAAACACTGCTGATTCAATCAAGCTGTAGACATTCTCCATCTCGTCGTCGGTACCAGCAAAGGCTGCTTCGGGATGGACTTCAACAAGGATTGTCACTTCGTAGTTCATTCAGCATACTCTCGCATGATCTGGTTGAGGGAAACAAACTCAGGCTCGTACATGCCATCCTCCAACTCACGCTTCACCACAACACCGTGCCACCACTGTCTGTTTGCTTGCCCAGCCCAGTGCTCCTCTGCGCCCTTATAGCAGCCCACCACGAGGCCAATGTTGCCATGAGGTAGCCCACCATCCTTGAAGTACATGTCACGCTTGTGAGAGTGCCCACAGGTGGCAGAACAGCCAAGGTTATTCACCATCGTATAAGCGTGATGGATGCCGCTAGTAGCAGTAGAAGAATTACCAGAAGTGAAGTAGTGCGCGTAGGCCACCTTGTCGTAGAGGGCGATGGCTGGTCCACTGTTTTCATACTCGTGGTATTCGTCGAAGTAGTGGTCTGTTTGAAGATGGCTAAAGGAAACCCCGTACTTTTCTCCCTCATTCCTTGGGTTAAGGGCGAGGTACTTTTTAATTCGGTTCTCGTGGTTTCCTTCGAATCCCACCCAAAAAGGTCGCTTCTTCCGGTGATGTCTGAACGGATGTCGGAGGAGTTCTTGGGCTGTGTTGTAGGACTCAATGTCCTTCTCATAGCTCTGTGTAGCCAGTGCTTTAGGGTATCTTTCATCATAGCTGTTGAGAGACCTCATGTCTGCTCCATCACCCAAATCAAACACCATGTCTGGCTTGAGATCATAGAGGAAATTTCCTAGTGCTTTGAACCGCAGGCTGCTTGTTGCAGGGTCGGCATGTGCACACGAGAATACTACGACTGTTTTAGTAGCCATATTAAGGCTCCTTGTTGTTGAGAACGATTGGGTACAGGTTGGTCTGGAAGTGCTTCACCAAGACATACGCCTCGTCGAGATCATCAAACCAGAACTCTGCATCAAACACATCTTCACCACGGGAAACTTTCAGAATCAGCATAGTCGATTCAGGTGGGAACCCGCAGTCTGGGATTTCTTTTGCAGAGAATGGTCCCTCTACGACACCCCAGAGTAGTGTTTGGTCAGGCTTTTCTTCTTCTTTTGAGAACTTCTTTCGTAGCCAGTTGAACATTCTTGTCGCCTTTCTCTGAGACCCAAGACTCTGGGATAAGTTTGTCTGCGAAGATAAAGCCATACTTGTTACACCAGTCAGCGTAAGAGGTGTGTGATCCCTTGTTGATCTTTGCAGAACTGTTGGAGAACACAAACCTAATATCTAACTCTGGTCTCTGGGATTGCAAGAGCAAGTGCTTCTTCCTGTCTGCCAGAACAAACCTCCCCTTGGTTTCGACGATGATCCCATTGGGAAGCACGAAGTCAGGTGAGTACTTGTGAGAGCTTTCTGGAATGACATAGGGGATTTTGTAGGCTTCATACTCCACTTTGATCCCCAGTGTCTCCAGTTGTTGAGCAACTCTGCCCTCCAAGCCTGACCTGTAACCCCTAGCTTCGGGTGAAACTTTGGGTCTTCTACTCACTCAATTAACTCCGTCACTCGGGGTTCATTAACGACATCAACCATGAATACTGGTCCGGTAGAATATAGAAAAGTTCTGGCTTCTGGCCAACATACCTTCCTAAAGTCGCAGTATCCACAAGTAGTAGAGAGTACCGTGTTCTCAGAAGTCTTAGATTGAGGGACAGGTGGAATACGATCCTCTGGGATTGACCCAGCAACCAGCTTCTTGACTCTCTCAATCTCTTCTTCCTTCTTGGCAATCTCTTCTGTGAAGTCGTAACGATCCAAGCAGAGTTTGAACCTGTCCTTCTGAACGACAAGGAAAGCACCCTCGGTCTTGTTCTTCACCAGAGGATCATCCTTCCCTGCGTAGACATACGAACTCAACTGGCTGATGTACCCGAAGGGATCGTCTTCTCGCAGGTTGTGCTTACGGAACTTCTCAAACCCATACTTGGATGCAGACTTCACATCGACTGTCACCCCATCAATCACAGCGTCACGAGAGCCGGGGATACCGAAGACTTCAACCTTGTCCTGCATACCCTCGACGTTGTGGCCTGCTGCCTTTGCCAGTGACAGCACGAGGGCTTCGAGTAAGTCTCCGTAGAAGAAGGTTCCAAGAGCCTCGGCAGTGAGTGGCTCTGAGGATTCGGTTTGGTTGATCTTGTACCACAGTCTACGGTCACAGGGTGAGCCTATGCCAGAGAGACTGAGGTAATCTCGGGGGACTTGCTCCTGAGAAAACCTAGCCTCTGCGATACTAGAAAGGGAGGACGAGAAGAACTCTGTGACAGTTGCATCCCACCCTCCCTTCCCTTCGACAACCCTGTAGA